TGGACTGGTTCAACTGATAGCCGAGGCTATGGTAAGTTGACCGTCAATTGCCGCCTTAGAATTGCGACACATCTTGCGTTAGAAATGGACGGAAGGCCGCGTCCTTCTCCCAATCATTGCGTTTAGCCTAACTAAACGTGGCTTGGCAACATCAAAGTTTAGTGACGCGAAACGACTTCCCGGCGTTGCTGGTTTATCCTTTTCGGATGATCCCGCGATCAAGCCTGTTTCGTTTTGCTAAACTTTTTTCTTGCCATGATCGTTTAGGCTCGCTAAACAGCCTCCATCAACACCGATGGAGGCACCAGTGCCCACATTCACTTTCACAACCTCGATCACCAAAGGCCGCTACGACACCGAGTATGACGTTGAAGTCACTTACTCGGCAGAGCGCAAGGGTCCGGTGGAAATCATCGATGCGAAGTGCCCGGTCCACCTGACCGACGAGGACTTCGACCACCTCACCGACATTGCCGCTGACCGCGCGAACGACGACTACGCCGAATGGCTGGCTGACTACGGCGACTATCTGCACGAACAGCGCCGCGACCGCGCTGCCATGTCCTACGTCCCGGCAGGTGCCCTGTGAGCGCCCCCGACAAGTTCCTGACCGATCTGGCGGACCTCACCAAAGCCGATAGCATTCGGATCGAATGGCGCGGGTATGCCCATAACGAGGATACGCGCTTTCTGGTCTATATTGGCCGTATGGATAGCCCATTGGAAAACCCTTGGACGCTGATCCAAGGCACTGGCGCGACCGTTGATGCTGCGATGGTAGATGCAATGGCCAAGCGCGCTGCCCACTATGCGCAGGAGGCCGAATAATGGCCAGCAAAGCCCGCACCGAGGCCGCGATCCTCGCCAGCATTCCGGTTGTCCCGATGCCGGTCGATCTGTCCGACGAAACGATGTTCCCCGAAATTGCCCGTGCGCGGCGGCACTACGCCAGCCTCTCCGCTGAACGGAAGGCCGAGCTTGAGCGGGAGTGGGTGAAGTGACCCGCGCCGCCGTCCTGACCGTTGCCGCGCTGATCCTGTTCGGCGCGTTCCACCACGCGATGATGGCCGACCGCGCGAACCTGTGCGCGACCGATGCCACCGCATTCAGGGGGTGCTGACAATGGAGGAATGGCGGGTCATTGTAGATTTTCCAGACTATGCGGTCAGCAATCTTGGTCAAATCAAGAGGGTAAATCTAGATCACCGCAATCACAAGCTAACTGGCGCGCCCCTAAAGTGGGCCATTAGCAAGTCTGGCTATGCTGCTGTTACTTTATGTAGGGATCGTAAGCCATATGCAGTTCGCGTTAATCGCGTCGTTTGCGCTGCATTTCATGGACTTCCGCCAAGCCCTGATTGCCATGCCGCGCACAATGACGGCAACAGGCTGAACAATTGCTCTAGCAACCTCCGTTGGGCCACTGGCGTTGAGAACGCTGCCGACAAGGTTGCTCACGGCACAGATACCTCCGGAGACCGGCATTGGAGCAGGCGCAAGCCTGAATGCAGGCCGCGTGGTATTGGGCATGGCAGAGCAAGGCTCAATGATGATGCAGTGCGGGCAATTCGCTCTGACAATCGCTCCCAGCGCGCAATAGCCAAGTATCACGGCGTCAGCCAGCGCACAATTTGGATGATAAAGGATAATATGATTTGGAGTCATGTAGAATGACTATCACTTACCATACGGACGTTGTTCAAGGGTCTGAAGAATGGATGGCCCAGCGAACCGGCATTTTGACCGCTTCAGAAATTAAGCGGATCATTACCCCCACACTTAAGTCAGCAAATAACGCAGATACGCGTTCGCATGTGTATGAATTGCTTGCCCAGCGTGTGACGAATTATGTCGAACCTGTCTATATTTCAACAGACATGCTGCGCGGCACAGAGGACGAGTTCTACGCCCGCCAAGCCTACGCCGAACACCATGCGCCAGTTGAACAGGTCGGGTTCGTCACGAACGACCGCTGGGGCTTCACGATTGGCTACTCGCCCGATGGATTGGTGGGCAAGGATGGCCTGATCGAGATCAAGAGCCGCCGCCAGAAATACCAGGTCCAGACCATCATCGAGAACCTGACCGGCGGCACGATCCCGGCTGACTATGTGATGCAGGCGCAAACCGGCTTGCTGGTTAGCGAACGCGAGTGGCTGGACTTCATTTCATACAGCGGCGGGCTGCCGATGGCTGTTGTCCGCGTCTGGCCAGATGACGCCGTGCAAGGCGCGATCATCGAAGCTGCCGCCGCGTTTGAGGCCAAGCTGGCCGAATGCCTTGAGATTTACCGTAGCGCGTCGGTTGGGCTGATCCCGACCGAGCGGCGGGTGGAGCAGGAAATGTATGCCTAGCATTGAGCGACAGCATTACGTCTACGTGCACCGCCGCGCCTCTGACGGCTCCGTGTTCTATGTCGGCAAAGGCAAGGGGCGGCGTGCTTGGTGCGCGCGTAGTCGCAGCCGGTATTGGCAGTTTGTCGCCGCGAAGCATGGGTTTGAACCTACGGTCTTGCGCCGGGAAATGCCAGAGCATTGCGCCCTGTCTCTTGAGCGGGCTGTCATTGCGGCGATTGGGCGCGACAAGTTGACCAATGCCACAGACGGCGGCGGCGGCATTACGGGCTGGCGACATTCTGACGAGGCAAAGCGCAAAATTTCAGCCGCTTCAAAGGGGCGGGAATTTACGCAAAAGATGCGCGACACTCTGGCCGCATACAATGCAGATAAGGTGCTGACGCCAGAGCACATCGAGAAGATGCGCGCCGCCAAGCTGGGCAAAAAATACGGCCCGATGCCCGCAGAGCGCCGCGCCAAAATTGCCGCATCTCACATTGGCATTCGACCAAGCGATGAGGCGCGGCGCAAAATGAGCCTCGCTAAAATCGGCAAGGCTGTGGGGCGGGATAGCCCTACCTACGACCATACAGAGCGCCGGTTTATCCACTGCGACGGCGGCGAATTTATCGGAACGCGGGCGGACTTTATTCGCACCTTCAACCTCAGCGCAGGATGCGTTTCGAACCTCATCAACGGCTACAGAAAATCAGTAAAAGGATGGAGCATCCCATGAATGAAACCACCTCAGATATGAGCACCGTCATTGTGCCGCGCAGCGACCAGATTTCGGCTGATGACTTCATCGCTGGCCCACGCACTTACACGATTGAGGGCGTAGCGATCAGCCCCGGCACCGAGCAGCCGGTCAACATCAAGCTTGTCGGAGATCCGCGCGTGTGGCGGCCCTGCAAGTCGATGAGCCGCGTCCTGGTTGCCGCATGGGGGCCGGATGCCAAAGTCTATTCAGGCCGCTCCCTGACCCTCTACCGCGACCCCAAGGTGAAGTGGGGCGGCATGGAAGTCGGCGGCATTCGTGTCAGCCACATGAGCCATATCGAGCGCGAAATGCTGCTCCAACTGACCGCGACCAAGGGGAAGCGCGCGCCGCATATCGTCAAGCCGCTTGTGGCCGAAGTCGCGCAGATGCCCAAGCAGCGCCAGACCGCCGAACAATGGGCCAGCGAACACCGCGCCCAGGCTGACAACGCGGCAACGCTCGAAGCGCTGGCCGAAGTCATGGCCAAGGGTGCGAAGCCGATGGCCAAGCTGCAAGCCGACAAGCCCGAACTGTGGGCCGAGGTCAACGCTGCCTATGCCGCGCGCCGCCACCAGCTTGAACGCGAAGGCAAGCCCGACGCCGACATGGGCGAAGGCTTCACCGATGATGAGGAGTTTGGCGAATGATCTGGATTGTCTCAATTGCCGCCGCCGCATCGACTGGCTGGGCGCTGTATCTTTACGCCGTGAACCGGACGCTAGACCGCAACGTGTGCGAACTGGCCCGCGCGCACCGGACCATGATGGAGCGATTCAACCGCACCGGGGAGTTGTATTCGGAATCCTGCGATGCGCTCCACGCCCTGCGCCGCAACTGCTTCATCACGAACGAGCGCGGCCACCGGGTCAAGTATCGCAACGCCAGCCCCGAAGCGCGGGCGAAGGCTGAGGGGATCGTGAAATGACGATGCAATGGCTGTTGAGCGCGATAGAGATGGGCGCGCATGGTTTTTTTGCCGACAAGGCAATCCTGACCCCCGACATGGCGCGCGAACTGCTCGACCGTAACCCGGCAAACCGTTCAATCGTTCGGAGCCGCGTGGAAACCTATGCGAACGATATGCGCGCTGGGCGCTGGGCATTCAACGGCGAGCCGATCATCGTCTCGAACGATGGCCGGATTACCAACGGACAGCATCGATGCGCGGCGGTAATCGCGTCTGGCGTTTCCATTGAAACGGCGTTTTTCTTCGGCGTCGATTACGAAACGCGCCAGACCACAGACCAGTTGCGCCCGAAACAGGCAGGCGATTACGAGGCGATGAAGGGCACACCGAACGCAATGGGTTGCGCAGCCATTGCCAAGATGGCGATTGCCTACGATGCAAATCGGTCTGTTGATAAGGCTGGCATAACGCCTGCCGAAACCATGGAATATATCGACGCCAATCGGGCCGAGATTGAGCGCGCCGCAAGTTACGCTCATGCCCGCGCGACAAAGCTGCGCAACATTGCATCGCCTGCGATTATTGGCTTTTGCCACTTCTTGACGCGCCGGGTCCATGTCGAAGCCTCGGACGAATATATTTCCCAAATCGTGACCGGCGCGGGCCTTGAAAGCGGAGACCCAGCGATGGTCGTCCGCAACCGGCTCATTGGGATGGGCAAGGCAACGCGCGCGATCAAGGCTGAAATCATCCTGCACGGATGGAACGCTTATCGTCGAGGATTGAAGCGCACGATTGCAAAGTCGGTCGGCCACCTTCCTGACCTTATCTAACACTTTCCACAAGGGAGCCGGTCGGCGACCGCAAGGATAGCCGACCGGTATAAATTGATGACGACCACAATCCCCGCATACGCCGCTGCAAAAGCATGGCGCTTGATCCGCGAGAAGAAGGCGCAGGGTGAATACCATGTCACCGGCTCGCTCGACCTCGGCGGGTGCGACCTGTCCGGCGTCACGCTGCCCGCTAGCGTCGGCGGCTCGCTCGACCTCAGCGGGTGCGACCTGTCTGGCGTCACGCTGCCCACCAGCGTCAGCGGGTGGCTCGACCTCAGCGGGTGCGACCTGTCCGGCGTCACGCTGCCCACCAGCGTCGGCGGCTCGCTCTACCTCAGCGGGTGCGACCTGTCCGGCGTCACGCTGCCCACCAGCGTCGGCGGATGGCTCGACCTCAGCGGGTGCCGCAATCCCGACCCATCGCAGTGGTGGACGGAACGCGGCGAGGCCACACGTCGCCACTGCCTCGCCGTATGCCCTAACGATGGTTACGCGCTTGTGCAGACTGACACCGACCATTTCAGCGCGGGTTGCCGAACGAACCTGACCCGTGCGCAGGCGCTCAAGCATTGGAACCGCACGGATGAGCGGGCCAAGCTGTTCACGGCAGCGATTGAGGAGGCTGTGCTGTGATCTACACCCGCCCGATAGAACGCCGCTCGTCTGATAGCGCATGGCCTCTCAAGCGCGCCGATGGCACCCGTTGGAATGAAGCGCCTAAGCCGGGGTATAAGCCGCTTGGTGGGGAGAAGGTAGCGTGAGCGAAGCCTATATCCGGTTTCTGACCCGCAAGGCTGTCAACGATCCCATGACGGGCCTTGCAGACGTTCCAGAATTGCCTGCATGCCTGTTTCCCCATCAACGCGATATTGTCGCATGGGCGCTTCGCCGTGGCCGCGCTGCACTGTTCGCAGGCACCGGGCTGGGGAAGAGCCTGATGGAGCTGGCATGGGCGCAGGCAGTCCATAACGCGACCGGCAAGGATATTCTGCACCTTGCCCCGCTGGCTGTCTCTGCGCAGATGGCGCGCGAGGCTGATAAGTTCGGCATACCATCGCGTGTTGTAGCCAAGCAGGTGGACTGCGGACCCGGCATCAATATCACGAACTATCAAAAGCTGGATCATTTCGACCTGTCGCGCTTTGGCGGGGTTATTTTGGATGAAAGCAGCATCCTTAAATCAACCGATGGGCATTACCGCACCAGGTTGATTGATGCTTGCCAGTCGATCCCGTTCCGGCTTGCCGCAACCGCCACTCCCGCCCCGAATGACTTCATGGAATTGGGCAATCATGCCGAGTTTCTGGGCATCATGTCCTACACAGATATGCTTGCCACGTTCTTCGTTCACGATGGCGGCGAAACACAAAAGTGGCGATTGAAGGGCCATGCGGAGAATGAGTTTTGGAAGTGGATGGCAAGCTGGGCAGTTATGTTGCGCAAGCCGTCCGACCTTGGTTATCCCAACGATGGTTATGATCTGCCGCCACTCCGGTTCAACCAGCATACGGTTGCCGCCGATTACTCTCCAAATGCCGATACCGGGATGCTGTTCCCGATGCAGGCCGAGACGCTGCAGGAGCGCATTGCCGCGCGCCGATCAACCGTAGGCGAACGCTGCGAACTGGCCGCTTCGATCACTCCGCGCGACCGCCCATTTGTATGGTGGTGCAACCTTAACAGTGAAGCCGAAACGCTGGCCAAACTGATCCCCGGCGCGGTCAATCTGCATGGTGGACTGTCCGAATCCGACAAGGAGCGCATCCTGATAGAGTTTAGCGACGGCAAGATAAGCCATATGATTACCAAGCCATCGCTTGCCGGGTTTGGCATGAATTGGCAGCACTGTGCCGATACCGGATTTGTCGGCCTGAATGACAGCTTTGAACAATTCTATCAGGCCGTGCGCCGTTTCTGGCGGTTCGGGCAGACCAAGCCGGTAACGGTTCATGTCATTGCCTCCGAACTGGAAGGCGCGACCGTGGCCAACATCAAGCGCAAGGAGGCCGACGCCGACCGCATGGCGGCTGCGATGGTCCTGCACATGGCCGACCTATCCAGCAAGGCGGTGCGCGGCATGGTCCGCGACACCCCGAACTACAATCCGCAAGTCCCCGTCCAACTTCCCAGCTTCGTGAGGGCCGCATGACCATCAAGACAGTCGATCAAGTCGTTACCGACGATTATGCAATCTACCAAGGCGATAGCTGCGACATTATCCGCGCTATCCCCGGAGATAGCATTCACTTTGGCATTCATTCGCCGCCGTTCGAGGGGCTTTACAAGTTCAGCAACTTTGACCGCGACATTTCCAACAATGACGGGCCTGCATTCTGGGAGCATTATGCTTTCCTGATCCAGGAGTTGCTGCGCGTCACCATGCCGGGACGCATCCATGCGGTTCACGTTATGCAGCTTCCGACTAGCAAGATCCGCCACGGGCATATCGGAATGCGGGACTTTCGCGGCGAGGTCGTCCGCGCCTATGAGGATGCCGGATGGATTTTTCATAGCGAGGTCTGCATCTGGAAAGATCCCGTTGTCGCCCAGCAGCGCACCAAGTCCATTCGACTCCTGCACAAGCAGATTGTGAAGGACAGCACGATCAGCGGACAAGGATTGGCTGATTACATTCTCTCGTTCCGCAAGCCGGGAGACAACCCGGAGCCGGTATCGGGATGCTTTGACCGCTATAGCGGGACCGATGAGCCAGACCGCAGCAAATACACTACGCCCACCGATGGCCGTAACTGGTATTCAATCGAGGTCTGGCAGCGCTATGCATCTCCGGTATGGATGGACATTAACCAGACCCGCACCCTGCAATATAGGGCAGGACGCGACCCCAAGGACGAGCAGCATATCAGCCCGCTGCAACTGGACGTTATCGAGCGGTGCATCGACCTTTGGAGCAATCCCGGTGATACCGTCCTGACCCCGTTCCTTGGCATCGGCAGCGAGGTCTATGGGGCCGTTACTATGGGCCGCAAGGGCATCGGGATCGAATTGAAGCCGTCCTATTTCGCGCAGGCCAAGCGCA